ACTCTGTAGCAGTAGCCGTAACTCCGTCAAGGATGTTAAGTTCTGCTGCAGTACTTGTAACTCCATCAAGTATATTAAGTTCAGCAGCAGTTGCCGTAATTGCAGTACCGTTAAAGTTAATAGCATCTACGTAAGCTGTACCATCTATATAAATATCTTTCCACTCTTGAGAAGAGCTACCTAAGTCATAAGTGCCGTCATCATCAGGAATAATATGAGAATCTACATTAGCACCGAATACAACGTTGTCAGTAGCAGCATCACCCATAGTGATTGTGCCGCCATTAAAAGTAGTCGTGCCTGTAACAGTAAGATTACCACCTACTGATACATTACCTGTTGTAGTAATTGCATCAATATAAGCAGCTTTAAAGTACAGTGAACTTGTACCAAGGTCTACGTCACTATCAGTTACAGGTACAATAGCCCCGTCTTGAATACGAATCTGTTCTACTGCTGATCCGCTTACCTCTACAAATACGCCCCATCTGTTGTTAGTGCCGTCTACTACAATTTTATTGTTAAAATCTATATCGCCAATCTGAGGAATGTTACCGCCTTGCCCAGCATTGCCATCGTGTTTATGTCCAGTAGAACTATCGCTACTAGAAGAGTATGTAAAAGCGTTTACAATTTGGTTGTATTCATTATTAAACAAAGAAGATGTAATTGTATCTCCGTCTGAAAATGAACTCTGTCGCGTATAATTCTGGGCCATTTAATTTATCTCCTACCTGCTGGCATATAGTCTACATAAACACCGTTGACAGCGTATGCTGCTTTTTGATCTTCACTTGAAATTCTAAAGCTACAAGTGTTACCTGAACCTTCTAATGTTATTCTTTCCATAGGGTCACTTGTTGCTCCAAATGTCACTGCGTTAAAAATAGAAGTCCCAAAGATAGCAGGTAAAGCAATCGTAGAAATATCACGCGATTCCGGCTGCGGTACTTCAGGATCTTCATAATCATATCTAACTCTAAAAGAAGGAAGAACTTCTCCTTCGGGACTAAAAGAAACTCTTGCGTATTTTAAAGTTTTTCTAGTACCTACATCTCCAAAATCAAAGTTAGGTGTTTCGTATACGGCAGAAATATCTACGGCTGAACCATCAGCATAAAAAGCATTACCGCTTGTGTGGTTGTATATGTAGCCGTCTTTATCTCCGTGATACACTTTTTCTATACCATCTGAATCTAAGTCAGATATAAAACCTAGTGCTTGAATACCTAATGTCTCTGACCAAGCAAAACCATTAGGTGTTAAAGTTCCTATAATACCTTTAGCAACTGTTGTGCTTTCTGTATTTGTGCTATAAAACAATCTATACTGTGACTTACTTCTTAGTACAGCACTTGTAATAATATATCCTGCGTTAGCCGCAACGTCTGAAATAATACCCTGTATCTGTCTACTTACGGAGCCTAACTCAACGTCACCAATTCTAGCTGTACCTGCAACAGTACGTACACCATCAGGAGAAAGGAATAAAAGGTCGCCACCAATTTCTTGAATGCTGCCACCTGATAAGCAACCTACGTTAGTTGTTATAGGCGTTACAGCAATAGAGTTAGCGTCATTTATATTAGAAAGTTTATGAATACTGTTTTTACAGAATATAATAAGGTCACTACGAAAACTTGCTAGACCTACAACAGCATCAGAGATTACTACGCTTCCTGACCCTGTACTGCTAAAGCTATCTATATCATTTGTACCACTGTAGTAAATAGTATTCTTAGCTGTGGGTGCACCTGCAACAACTAGATGCTTGTCGTGTATAACACCTACAGAAGGCCCAGTTGTACCGCTTACTGTTATTTCTTTTACAAAAAAAGTACGTGTTGTTAAACCACCAGTTCCTGTCATCTGAAAAAGCAGTGGCTCGTTTACGCCATCACATATTATTATCTCACCATAATCTGAAGTACCTTCATAGACTGCAAAAGTACAGCGGCCTTGGCTTGCTCTAGTCGCTACTGAACGTCCTGTAAAAGTGCTATAGCTATCGCCGCTAGAATGTACAGAAGCTTTATTTAGTTGTAGCCAAGTATCTTCACCGTCTATGCTAAAGAATATATCTGTACCGGAGCAAACAATAACACCATCGCCATATATAGCCATACCTAGGATAGTATTAGTGCTATTAGGCTTAGTATCTCCAAAAGGAGAAAAGCCGTCTATACGTCTGTAACCACCATCAGGATCAACCTCAAAGTTTCTTAGCCGTGTAGCTTGTCCCGGCTGCTGAAGCATCTCTAGCTGATTCAGGTTGACGTTTAAGCCACCTTTGCAAGAATATCCCCAAGGCTGCGACATTAGATAAATCTCATTCTATCGTCTTTAAAATATCCCGGCGTAGGTTCCATAAGATGAAGCTTCATCAACTTTAATCCTCTTTTGTAATCTTCTAAAGCGAATGCAGCAGCCTGCGGATTCTCTTTGAACTGGTGCATAAAGTATCTTGCTCTAGCCAATAATACAGGTTTGTAAGTGTCAGCAAAAACAATAGCATCGCCATAAGCATCTAACTGTGTAGGAAGATCAAAGGCGTAGTACCAGATACGATATACTTGATCTGGAATAGGACTTAAACCAAACTTACGGCTATCAGGGCTTCTTACGACTCTACTAGGTACACCATACTGTTGAGTATCTGCGTCATCTTGATTCTGAGCAACTCTAAAGAAGTCTTTCCATTCTTCAGTAGTCGTATATTTAATATTACGGATAGTATAAGGTGCTGACTCTCCTGAAACGCCTACAGTAGTTAGCAGGAAGTTATCCCAATCAATATAACCGTAGTCAGTAGTAACACTATCAGAAGCTGGTTTAAGCTCGTACCAGCGTGTACCTGCTACAGTCTCTACGTACACATTACCGTACATAGGGTCAGTCTCACCGCTTTCACCCGTAGACAGAAAAGGCCATTGAGGTTCTTCATTAACAATATCTAGGTAAGCTCTGTTAACGCAGTCTTTAGCGTGTTGCTGTACACCAATAGCATTAGCAAACGTAGCTGAAGTTAGTGCAACCTCATTCAGCTCTCGTAGCAGTTCATTTGTTAATTGAAGAAATGTAGTAGCCATTATTTTTTATGAGTCCTTTGAACCGGAAAATCAACTGATTTACTTGCGCCCTTGTGCGGCTTAAAACCATCTTTAGGATCTTTCATGATCTTATAGGCTTTCTCAACCTTCATCCAATGGTAACCTTTAGGAGCGTCTACTTTCATCGCTTTGTCTTCTTTGGAGTTTTACTTCCGCATTTCTTTTCCATGTCAGCAATAGAAGCGTAGCCGCCTTTGTTGTATTTAACTTTGCTACCCGTGGTATACATCTTCTTTTTATCCATCATCATTAGTCTTGCTCCATATCAAAAGTTTTAGAAGTCTCTCTTGCTATATCTATTTCTTTCTTGTCTCCAAAGATACGATCATAGTTTTCCTGATATTTATCCCTATCAAAACCCTTACGAAAACGACTTTCTGGTGAGACAATCGCTTTCCTAAACATTACAGGCTTATCATTGTTTCCTATTTGTGGCATCTTTAATTCCTTTGTATATAAAAGAAAAGGGGGCTTTTGACGGCCCCCAAGTCTTATTTAGTCAATGCCGTAGAAAGCTGAAACCAGAGCATCTGGTCGCAGTACTTTAGCACCGTATACGTGCAGACCACGTACAATGTCACCAAAACTATCTGGGTCACGAATAACCTCAGTGCTAGTAATAGTCTGAGCCGTAGCTGTAGAAGACATATGACCAGCAAGACATTGACCAGCAGCGTTAGACGTTGCAGCAATGTTATTAGTTTTGTACATGTCAAATCCACGCAGCTTACCAGAGCTTACCAAACCATTACGGATGGAGCCTTGACCAGCGTTGTAGTCAACAGACAAGAGCTTAGAAGAACTTTGTACAAGGACTTCGTAGAACTCTGGATTAGCCAAGAACCAACGACCTTCTTCAGGAACATTAGCTTCGTCTAGAAGACGGGCCATGTGAGAAAGAACGTCAATAGGATCATGCTCGCCTGTAGCGAAACCGATGTCCAAGTTACCAGTACCGTCAAAAGTACCACCAGCAAGGTCAGTTGCGCTGTCAGAACCAAGAATGTGGTTCGGGCTTGCTGCAGAAACGCCTGCGATCATAGAAGCAATTACACCTTCGTCAAAAGCATCACGCAAAGCGTAAGCTGCAGAAGAGGTTGCTACGTCACGGAAGTTTACATGCGACATGTTTGTTTCAATATCATCAACGATGAACTTAAATGCGTTAGCAGTATCAACAACCAAAGTTACTTCTTGGTCAGTTAATTTAGTCTGCGTTACATCAGCACCACGCTCATACTGGTAAACAGTAATTTCGGGTTCTTTGATGATTCGTACAGTATCGCCAAAGGCAGAGATTTCACCAGCATAGTCAGTGTTCGTAATAGCTTCCGCTACTGAAGACTTCCTAAAGAAGTTGAGTACTTGCTTTGAATATACTTTTGGTAGGAAAAACGAGTTAGTTTGTCCTGATACAGAGTTACCAAAGTTACCGTTGGTGTCTGTGGATTGTTCAAAAAATTGGTCTGATTGGTTATAAGCCATGTTATATTACTCCTAAGTAGAAAAGATTATCCTCTACGAACTCTTCCCTCTTCCATAGCAATTTTGATTTCTTCTTCGTGTCTATCAAATTGATCAAGGGACATTTTCGCTATTTCACTTTCCGTCCAGATCTTAGCTTCTTTAGCATCTACATTGGTTGTTTTAGTAGATACCATATCTGCTGCAGAACCACCTTGCGGCTGTCTGTTACCTGAACGTCTTTTTCGAGAACCTTGTCCTTTACCAGTTTCTAATTTATAAAGATCTAAAGCTTTAACAGCTAAAGTAACATCATTAGGATTATTGTAGATCCAATCTTGTATCTGATTAGGTTGTTCCTGCGCCCACTCATGAAAGCTATCGTCTCCTCTGATTTGATCAAAGTCAGGATGTCTTTCTTGAAGAGCCGACTCAGCTTCTCGCGCTGCAATCTGTGCTTCCCGCTGTTCAATAACAGAAAATCTAGATCTTAGTGCTTCTACTTCTTGTTGGCTTCTCATATGAGCTACAGTTTCTACTGTATCATATAGATCAGGGTATTCAGTTCTAAAGCGGTCTAAGTCCTCTTGAGACTTAGGAGCTTGATACTGAGGTTCAGCTTCTCTAGCCTGATCCCTAAGTTCTTGCTCTGTGCGCTTAAACTCTGAAAGCTTCTGATCATAATGTTTCTTTAAATCATCATAGCGTTTCTTATAATTAGTACTTGGTTCATCCTCAGAAGAAGGGGCCTTTTTCCGGGTGGCCTTCTGCTGTTGAGGTTCGTTATCATCTTCATAATACAAACTCTCAGCCGCGCTAGGTGTTTGCTTTCTTTCCTGCTTGTGCCAAGGTTTACGTGCATTATATGGATTTGATACTTCTTCCTCTTCGTATGCCTGTTCTGACATGGTTCTCTCCTTTTCTACGGGGCTTGTTTCTTGCAAGGTAGCCAATTTCAAACGTCTTTAAAATCTGGGGCTTGATACTACAAGGTAGCCGTACTATTGTTTTATTACCGTCTTCCTCCCATAAGGCTTGGCATTTGATTAGCAGATATCATAGACTGAGCTACAAGATCTTCATCCTCTTCTTCCAACGGTTGACTAGGGTTTCCTAGTAAACCACCCATCTGGTAAGTTGAACGCATTTCACCACCACTAGCTTTTCTTTCGGCATCGTCCATCATTGTCTGAAGGTTGTCTGCTCCAATCTCGCTAGTAGCTTCTTCTGTGACTACAAACTCACCATCGCTTAATCGCGCAGGTATTGAGTCTGAGACACCTGTTCCGGGGCCTTCGACTTCTCCAGCTCCCGAAAATTCTGATGCAGTCGTTACGACCTTATCAAAAATCTCACTAAGCCTTGGATCTGATTCCAAAGCTCCCATTAAATATTCTTGTTCACCATCGTCTAGGGATTCTCCTAGTACATAGTCCATGTAGCCATCTTCCATTTCATCATCTGGTAGCTGAGATGATTCTGCATTTGCTTGTTCTTCTGGAGTGAAAGTGTCTACTGGCATTGACTGTTCTTCTTCTTCTGCAGCCATACCCATTTCAGGGGCTACAAGCATTGATGCACCGCCTTCTGCTTTTTTCTCTTTTGGCTGTTTAAAAAGTGCAGCAGCCTTAAGCTCTTCAGGAGTCATGCTTTCCTTAATAGCCTTAAGTCTTTCATTATCAGGATTTTTTTCAAGAGCATCTAGTACTTCTCTGTTGTATTTATTCTGTCTTTCTTCATCAGCACTAACGTCACTGCCTTCTGCGTAATTATCTCTTTTTAACATACTATTGGGCATCTTTTCTCTCCATTTCTGCTTTAACGCTTTCCTTTAACTGCTCTAGTTTAACCAGAGAATTCAGTCTCCCCTGACTGCGGTACAGCTCCAGTTCCGATGTTGCCACCGCCAGTACCTGTTGCTCCAAGGTCTTGGCCTTGTGGAGGTACTCCTTCATCGGCTCCCATAGCTCCGGGTTGTTCACCAGTGGGGCCAGCTTCCGCGCCAGTTGCTTGTCCAGCATTATTCTGCATTCCTATAATTTGAGCCATCAATGCCGCTTCTTCAGGATCGTTGATCAATTCAT